TTTGCCCATGCAATCGCACTCTCCGCTGAATGAAATTGCTCTTTGCTTGATTCATCACCATCCGTCATGATGAAAATATCCTCGCTGTATGGTCTTAACATCATGCTCACCCCCTCACATCCTGATACCTGTCACAGGCCTTTGCATTGAATCGTCTGCGTTTGCCACATTCCTGACAGAGGCCGGATGTTGTCGGCTCTCCGCCATCATCCCAATATTTGCAATCACAGCACATCATGCCGACCCAGGCATCTTTGCGCTCATAAAGAATTGTCACAAGCGTGTCTTCCCTCTTGATGTCCTTGACCTCTTCTGAAGACAAAGAGGCAAGGAACTCATTGACACCTTTTTCAAGGGTCATTAAATCCTTGCCCTGTACAAACTTGATTTGAATCATAAAAAATGCACCTCCTTCTTTGGTGGTGCAATTCTATACTACTTATTCAACTCTTCAATACAATCATAATTTTGGGAAGAGCAACATATAGAATTCACACCACATATAGATTATTCGTTCTGTTCATCTACTATTATAAAGGCTAAAATATAAATGTCAATAAATAAAGGAGGAATATAATATGAAGAAGTGTTTAATATTTGTTATGGCATTTTGCCTCTGTCTTGCATTTTGTTCGTGCGGATCAAGTGAAGAACAATCCGCCCTTCAGCCGACAGACATCCAATGTGAAGACACAGATGAAGGCCCTGTGTTCTCTGTGATTTACGATATTGACAATCAGGACAAAGAGCAATGGTCAGGATATGATTCAAAGGAATCAGAAGTACAGACAGCCATTGACGGAATAAAGGCTTGTATGGATATGGATGAATGGTCAGATGATGCTGTTGTCTTCGGATATGCCAAAGAGCCAAAACTTGCCAACATGATATACTCTTACGGCATGGATGGTGACTATACAGGAATAGCCATGTATCAGATAGGCATCTACAATGACACTTACACATTGCAAGAAGAATTGGATTAAATTCAAGGATACATATATCAAAAGGCCTTAAAAAAATCGCTTAAAACGCAATTTTAAGCCTCGGTTTTTCTCGGTAAATAAAAAAAGAGGCCCACAAAGGGCCTCTTAACAATAACACCACCAATGTGGAGGCAAAATCTACTGAACTGACACAATAGTAACTTTCAGTTTTAAGCTGATTGGTGGTGTACTGTCCTTCAATTGGCATTTTCCAAATCGTCTATGCGATGATTTGCCACCTTGAGCTTTTCCTCATGAAGTGAAACTGTTTCCTCCAACTTGTAGGTGCGTTCTATGAAATTGTTGTGTTTTTCAACTTTCTTCTCAAGCTGTTCAATCCTGTAAAGGGTCTTGGAATTGTTGACCCACACAGCAATGATTGTTGGGATGGCTGCAAAGCATCCTGTGATTATTGCAATCATGATTCCCTCTGTCATGGCTCTCACCTCTTGTATGTCTTTGCTTTATTTAATGATTGTGAGCCGAAAGCACCATCTGCCTGAAGACCAACAGCCTTCTGAAATGCCTTGATTGCTGAAACAGTTTTTTCACCGACCTCACCATCAGCTGCACCGCAATTGAAACCGGCCCAATTGAGGAAGGTCTGAAGTTTCTTGACCTCTGTTCCTCGGTCTCCGTTTTGGATCGCACTTGCCTTTGTTGCACGATAGACCGCCCAATTCTTCTTGTCAGAAGATTTCTTGTGTCTGTCGGCTACAATATGCTCAAAGTATTTCCAAGTGTGATTTGCTTCGGCTATGTTTCCGTCACCCAGGCCAATCCAAATGTGCTTGTTGTAGATGCCGACATCACCGGCTTTGGATACCTTGGAAAGGCCTGTGTTCTTCCACAGTGATGATTTTTTCATGTGTGGAATCTGTTCTGACAGACCTCTTGGCATATTCTTGTCAATGCCTGAATATCTGATTATTGTTCCGGCACCGACATCACAAGATGCACCGGCCTGACATTGCTTTGACCATTTTTTTCTATTTGGATAAACAGCATTTATTGCCTTGGTGAAGGATGCCTTTGCTTTGCCTTTTGGATAAGTGTACTTTGCTTTTTTAGTGCCTTTTGCCCATGACAAATCTCTTGCTGTGTAGGCAATCTTTTGACCGCTGTGTGTTACAAGGTCAGAGAAAGCACCTGTGTAAGTATCCGTTGAAGGTGTAGGTGTTGGTGTTGGCTGTGGTGTCGGTTTGTCTTTCGGCAGATTCTTGTTAATCCATGTCTGTAATGCCTTGACGGAATTAACACCGAATTCCCCATCTGCTGCTGTGCCAATCATTTTCTGCACAGCCTTTGATGTGTTCTTACCCCACTGACCATCAACACCGCAACCGGCCTTTTTCTGCAAGGCTTTTACTGTGCCTTGTCCTAAAATTCCATCCACTTCAATGCCAAGGACTTTCTGTAACATTGCAATTGTGGAATATCCGCAATCACCATCTACAGCCACCTGTCCATCTTTGTAAGCACCCTTGAAATGCGGTCTGTAGATGCCTTGCACATATTTAGATGGTCTTGTCTTCTGTGCTACTTTTCCGCCATCAGTATTCCCTTCTATTGTATATATAGAAGATGTGTCCTTGTGCGCTCTTACAAAGCCTATATGATTTGGATTGCCATTCCTATCCCAATCAAAGTAGATAATATCCATAGGCATTGCAAGGTACATAGGAACAAGGGCAAGATTCTTGTTGCACCACTTGATGGAATGTGGGCAATAGGTCTCTTTTGCACCATTAAAATAGAGGGATTTGACTCCCCCTTCGTTTGCTACATAATCTACAAATGCATTGCACCAGGCAGCACCACTCGGCAGACCGCAATATTTTCTGAAGACCGCACCACCCTGACCAAGGTGTTTCTGTGCGATCTTGAGCAATTCTGTGTTAGTTGTCATCTGACACCTCCGCATCTTCAGGCTCTTCTGCTGACATATGAATGTGTTCTGCGTATTCCACTTCAGGAAGACCTGTCGCAACACTTGTGAGAATTGACAGGATTCCGGCAAGAAGTGATGCAGAAATAACCGCTGTCCAATTTACGTCAGCCAAAACAAAAGCCGTCCCGATCACGGCAACGGCTGTCTGACAAATCGTTCTTATTGCTCGTATGAGCGATGCTTTTATGAAGTTGTTCATGTTAATTTCCCCTTTATTTCCATGTGCCTTTTGCATATACATTGAGGTTATAACTTTGTGAGGCAAGCGAAGCGGCTGATGCAAGAAAATAATAAAATATATCCTTCGTTGTTCCACTTCCGCATATAGTAAACACGGACGCATTGCCAGTGGCAAACGCTGTCACACAAGGCAGAGCATTAAATAACCCACTTGGGAAATTTCGTGATGTTTTTGAGGAAACATATATTGAACCCCATGATGTATTTACAGTCAATGTTGTTGCAGCATTACTCCAACATTCCGCAACACCGCTTTCCCACTTTCGGTATGTCCACACACCGCTTGTGCCTTGCTCTACGATGTAGTCAACTGAAGTATTCGGCAAAACTTCATTTAGTATGTTAGTTAAGTCTGTTCTTGTTATTGCTTTATCGTATGACATTTTGTTTCCCCTTATGCCTTAATCCATGTGAACGGAATCGGGCATGTAGAATTTGCACTTATTGCAATCGTTGGGCGAATATACACATTTCCGTCTGATGATGTAATTACACCGTTGACGCTATCAGCACCAATGGAAGTAGGGCATTTCGGTCTGTACCCACTTGCGATTGTTCCAATATTCAAAGACGCACCAGCGTTCCATGATGTACTTCGTGCAACTCTAAAAAACCCTTGTATGATTTGTCCGTACTGATACACTTCTAATGTAGTTATTGTGAATCCTGATGATGCTGTAATAAAATTGCTTATTGACGAAGGTGTTATGTCAATAACATTGCTGCCCTGTGGATTCAGGCCATTAACAAATGTACTGACTTCACCACTTGTCATGTCGGTACTGTTCATGTGTGCCGTGCTGTCAAATTCAGCAAGTGTGTTGGCTGTCGGCACGGCTGTGCCACTTCCGCCACCGCCACCGCTAACACGAAGTCTGTTCGCAGCCTCTTGGTTTATTCCAAGTGCCTGGGACAGCGTGACGGACAGACCGCCCAATTCAAGTGTGTTGTAGCGTTCTTGGAGTACATCGTACTCGGTCTTCACTATCTTGAACTGACCTGAAATCTGATAGCGTGGAAATTCCACATTGATGCTGTCGCACAACTTGCACTTCTGTAGTGATGCGAATTGTGCATATTCAGGTGTGTCACTGATCCGCACAAAATCCACCTTGATGGTCTGTGCCGGCATATAAGGCTGATTGGCTGTCAGGTATGCAAGGCCTTGAGCCTCCACCTGTGCCTTTGTCGGCTCTCCATTTGAACTGTCAAACTTGTCTGTGACATCAAGCGGAATGCAACGCTCCTGTCCGTTGAATGACGGATAGCCTGATGACTGTTTGTCACCCTTGATGATTTTGTCATTGCCGTCACTGTCCTGACCGACCCAATACGGAATTACAGCCGTGTAGGTGTCTGTGTAATCCATCTCGTCTGTGTAGTCTGTGAGATTGACTCCATAACGGATTGTGAAATTCTTCAATGAGCCTCTACTTGCCCACAGTTTAACTGTCCAAGTATCCCACTCGTACTCACCGCCATAGGCATCAAGGATTGACCCTTCCATGCCACCAAGCACCGAACGGACAGAATGCGGAATGCCGTCTGCAGCTGCCAGGAATCCTGTGCTTGTCTTGTCTGTCCAATAGGTGAACGGATTTGACGGAACAGAAGTGCCAAGCATGGTGAACGCATCCGCAAGGCTGTTCTTGTTCG